AACAGTTGGAACTGCGTTCTACATGCCGCAATATACAACTAGTGCTAGAGACACTCAAACAGATGCAGGAACATTTAATGAGGGTGCAATGATATATAACACAACAACTAAGAAAATGGAATTTTATGATGGAACTTCCTGGACATCACTTCCCGGCATGTCTCTTGGTCTTACTGTGGCACTTGATGGTTGATAAATACTAGGAGACCTTTTTATATAAAATGAAAAAGAAGTGTCCAGATGGCAAATATTATTGTTACACTGACAAGGTGTGCAAAGATATCCCAAAGGGGTTCAAGATGGTTGGACCTATGGGG